CACTTACACCTGATGACCAAGAAAAGTTAAGTCATTATAAAAGTATAGTACCAGCTATGATTGCTAACTGTCATAAAGCACATCAAACAATACCAGGTTATGAATCTTGTAAGCCAGAGATAGAAGCCTTTAAATGGTTTGATGGAATTAATATTCCTGTTCATGGTTACATAGATTTAAAAGGAGATAAAGTTATCATTGAAGATAAATGTAAGATGCCTAGAAGGGGTATGGTTAAGAAAGATGGCACTAGGTCTTGGTTTCCTGGTAAGCTACCTGATAAACCTTCTCCATATAATCTGCTGCAAGTAGATTTTTATTGGTCAGTATTTGAAGTGCCAGTTTATCTTTGTTATGTAAATGAGAAAGATTTTAGAGTTTATCATGCAGGAAATTGTGATGAGCTAAAGCCTGAGAATATTAAGAAAAGAATACCTAGAATAATTCAAAGAGCTAAGGTTAGGCAAAACTTAATGAAGATTAGTAATGATCCAAATGTTCTTAAAGATTATATCCAACCAGACTTTACACACATGTTTTGGAATAGTGATGCTAACGAAGATTATTTAAATAATGCTAAGAAATTTTGGGGTTACTAAAAAATACCTAAAAAGTCAAAAAGTATTCATAGTGTCGCACCTAAAATAAACTACCCTAAAACTCCAATCGTCTATTCTTCAATAAAAGTTTTTTTTCTAAAAATTTTGTAAAACTCAATATGATATAATGTCTGTATAAAAGTTTTTATGAGAAATTTTTATTAGTGATTAAAAAATCACTTAGCTATTAAACATTGTGAATAGAGTTAAGTTAGTTCTTGGAAAAGGAGTTATGTCTTATGATAACACCACCACAAGAAAAAATGCCATATCATGTTGAAATGAAATTTAAATATGATGAGGTTAATAATCTGTGGGATCAGCAAATAATACCTTATATTACAAGGTTTGAAGCTAAAAGAGCTGTCAAATTAATTTGTAATAAATTTGGTAAAGCTAAATTTGCACCACCTACAATAAGATACCCAATATCCAGATATAGAAATATTTGGTGGGATACTTTTATTTGTTTAAGTGGTGATCCTACAAGAATGAGTAAGGGTTGGAGAGAATTAGTTCATCAAACCAGTCATTGTATTTATAAATATTATTCTGGTTATAAAAAAAGACAAAGAAAATATGAACATTCAATCCGACAAGCTGAATTAGAGTTAGCAATTTTAAAATTTGTTATTTCTAAAGATTGGCTTAATGGTGTCCTAAAACCTAAAGTCGTTATCTTGTCCAAAGATGAAAAACGAAATAAAAAATTAGAACACTATCAAAAACTAATAAGTAAATGGCAAACTAAATTAAAGTTAGCCAATACCTTTATACGAAAATATAATAAAAAGGTCAAATACTTAAATAAACACTAAAGAACACTAACTCTATTCACTACCAATCAAACTTAGACTCATTTTCAAAAGTCTTATCTTCGTCTGCTTTTCTTACGCACTCATAGTGTGCATTTTTATAAATATACTTTCCATTAATAACTTTACCAATAGGAATAAATGAATCTTCGTTTGTCATGTTAATGTTGCAATAAGAACATTTACCAACATCTATAATAATGTTTTTAGATTTAACCCAAATTTTTTTATGATTTTTTGGCAGTTCGTTTTGATTGTTTTAATGCTTTACTTGAAACTGTACCTTTACCTTTTCGGCTAGTACCAGCTTTTTTTCTTTTGTTCATGTAATAGTACAATCCTTTTTTAACTGTACGACCATCTTTAGTTTTGTGATAACCCTTTTTCATTATTCAAACTCCTTTAATATTTTTAGTTTTTCTTCTGCATTAGCTATTTTATCTATTAATTTATCTGCTTCGTCAATATGTTGTGGGTGTTCTCCTATACCTACACTATTATTAAAATATATATTTAAAGTTGCATCTGACTCAGCAATAATAGCTTCATATCTTTTTTCTAAAGCATTTAATATAGTTTTTTTCATTTTATTTAACCCTCCAACATTCCCAGCTAACAAGTAGCTACTCCTAATAAACTAATATTTTTTCTTCTTAGTTTTTTTCTTTTTTTTCTTCTTGTCTTTTTTCTTCTTCATGTACATGGTTATCTCCTATTTTTATTGTTTTTATTTCTTCCCATATACCAATCGCCAGGTTCATAATTCCATCTTTTACCATGATGTCCTCTTATATCAGCATACAACATTCTAGCTTTCACTATGAATTTTAAAAACTTTCTTACCATTTCTTACAAGACCAATACCTTGCAGAAAATACATCTTTAGCAGTAGCACATTTATGCCTAGCTCTAAAGCTCTTTCGTCTAGCAGGGTTAGACTTTTTAATAGTCATATTGGCATCACCATATCTAATAATCTTTTCTCTACCGCCTTTACAAGCTTTAACAACAAACTTTTTACCACCCTGAACTTGTCGTCTAGGTGAATTACATTTCATTTTTGCTTTGTTTATTGCCATATTAATCTATTTTATCAACTCCATTAAAGTATTTATAGTCAAATTCTAAAACTCTGCAATCATGTTTTTTACGCATAGACTTTTGTTTGTCTTTAAATTCTGTGGCTTTCTTTTCGGTTTCAAATATGGTGTTAGTAAACATTCTATATTTATCGTCTTGTTTCCAAACTACACAATAAATCATGCTTTTGTTTTAGGTTTTGGTTTAGGAACTATTATTTCTTGGCAGCCGAACTTAGAATATATTTGATATTGATTCGTTTCTTCTCTACCTACCTCTTTGGTCTTTTCTATAGACTTTTGGTAGCCATCTAATAGGCAATCATAATAAGTATCGTAAGCTTTAGGAAAAGTATGAGGGTCTAGGCAAGTGTTTGCTATGGTACTGCACATCACTATTGTTAGCATTATTTTCATTTATCATCCTTTATCTCCTCCAACTTTTTGATCTTATCATTAGCATCTTCAAGGTCTTTGGTTAAGTGTTCTAATTTTTGCAAACATCTTTTGTTTGCTGAATCTTTAGATTTACCAGCATCCTGTAATTCTGCAACTTCTTGTTTCAGAATACGAACTTGGTCTTTATATTCATTTATTAGATCTATACTATCAGACATTATTTTTTTTTAAAAGTAGAAACACCCTTGATACCTAGAATTGTAGAAAATGCACCGACTACAAGAGCTTGATAAAACATTGGAAGATTTGCAAACTTATCAAAAAATATATCTATCTTTGCTTGTATATCTGGATCATCACTAAACACAGACCAAGCTAATAAAAGCAGAGGAATTGAAATTAACACTAAACAAAATTCGTCTTTCCAATCATTTCTATGTGAATCAATAACAGCTTTTTTAAATTCTACTTCACCATTTGCCATGCGTTCAGCCAATTTTAATTCAGCTACTGATTCTAATTCTTTAGTCTTTCTTCTATTAGAAGCAATAGACATACCAGTTTTAATCATACCTGGAACTAATTTAGATGCTATACTTAACCACATTATGACTTTGCACTCCTCATTTTTCCAGCTAACTTACCTGCTCTAGCTGGTGTTTGTTTAGCCCAAAGTGAGTCTAGCATTTGAAATGATGCTTCACCATAGTCCTCACTATCAAGAGCTTTCCACATATTCTTAAACTTAGAAACACCACCTTCTCCTATCTGATAGACCATATTAACAATTACTTCTTTAGCAATATAATTAATATTTCTTTCTCCTATTAATCTTTCAGCAGCTTGTAGTGTTCTATTGAAATCTTGTTCAAATACTTTTTCACCTTCTTCTTTAGTATATTCTATATCACTTTCGTAATCATCATCAGGTGTTATCTTGTGTCCATAAAAGATAGTATCAAATCCTTCTGAACATTTATAAATCTTTGGAACATAACCCTCACAAAGTTTTATTTCTTCTTTTAGTTCTTCGTACATTTGCAAACCTCACAGGTACATAAATCTTTATCGTCATGGTGTAAATGCAAATCATCTTTACAATGGCACTTACAATGACAATTTTTACATTTATTTTTTTTTCTTTTAGTTTTTTTACTTACAAATATACTATCTATTTTAGATAAAATATCATCAAAAAAACCTAGAATATTATACACTATATTATCAATCATTTACTATTTTCTTTATACTTTTACTGCCATCAATATTATCTTCTAAAACAGCTTGTACTTTGCCACATTTATATTCAATGCTAGAGTTTGCTGATCTTTCTGCTTCTCTTTTACCTTTAAGACAATCTGACATTTTATCTTGTATTCGGTGTTCTTTAAGTTCACCTGCTACAAACATACAAAGAGCAACAACTGTATTAATGACTGTTTCCATTAGCAAACTCTCTTTGTTTATCTTTTAATTTTTCTATATCAGATAATGCTTTATTTAATTGTTCTCTTAAAAATTCTATATTAACTTTGTTTGTCATATTTTGTTCTTGAGTTACTTCTAACTTTTCTACAGTTTTATATAAATCTTCAATCAACATAAACTGTTCCTGATCGATTGGTTTTTGTGTACTAGCTTCAAGTAAATCTTGTTCCATTAATGCTTTAGACATTTCTAAATGTACTATTCTTGAATTAACTTCTGCATAAGTCCAAACAGCAATAGAGATACCAACCACTATCATTATTAATGTTTTTAAATCTGTTTTAAAATGTGTTTGTTCTGTAATCATTCTGGTACTGGTAGTTTATAATCTTTAGGTGGCATCTTCAATATCTTCTTATCACCCATAAGTGTTATATCTGGGTTTTCTTTCTTATAATCATCCTTCATATCATCCCATAAACTTTGAGAATCATCAGGTCTAGTAGTATCTCTTGTAGGTGTAACACCTCTACATTTTGATACTAATAATCTAAAGTTTTCATTCTGTGCAAGACTAGGATTGTTATTAACTCTACCACACATTTTCATTAACTCTAATTGTTGTTTAATTTTTACATTTTCTTTTTGAGTCTTACAATCTGTGCCTAAATATTTTCTATAAGTAAAACTTAAGTATTGTTGTTCATTAGTGCTATTGTCAGAATAATTGTAATCAGTTTCTCTTTTATCGGTTCTAACTTCTAACTCTCCACACCTTGCACCATACTCATTAAGATATTCGTTTTTAGGATAAGCAGGTTCTACAAAAAAAGCTAGTATTGTAAAAGCTAGGATAAGTAATCCTGTAAAATAATAATTCATCCTGAGAACCTCCATACATTACCTGTTTAAATCCTTAATGTCATAGCTATG